ATTTGAAACGCTCCAAACGGTAAATATTCAACCATTGCGTAGTGAATTAAAATCGGTTTGCAATACTTGTTAACTAGGTGTTCGTATTGGTCGGTTAAATCTTCGTTTTCGATTTTCGTTTGTAACGCTTCTAATAAATCGCTTCCTAAATACTCTTCTAATCGAAGCGATTGAGCGATATCGATATATTGAATAAATTTATCTACGTCCATATTTCCACTCATTGTAGTGAACTTCGTAACGTCGTCTGTTGATATTAATAATATTGTTGGCATCTTTTAATTATTTAGGTAAAAATCCACGATTAGGCATATCAATAGGTCTTTGAGAAACTAATTCAGGGTTCTTAATTACGTAACCTAATTTTTCAGCTTTACGAACCGCCACTTGTTTTGCGTTTGGTGAATTAACATCAATTCCACCTCCACTAAATGAAGCATAAACTTGTTTATTCCATCTATGGTGACAATTTCCACCGCCTTTATATAAAAACCTATCAAAGGTTAATGCTCCACGTGGTCCCCAACCAATTTGTCTGCCGTCTGAATTTGTGTAAGCATCACCCAAATAAGTTAAACTCATTGTTTCAATATCTTCTTTTCTGTAAATTTTATTAAATCGTTTCATTGAACGGCAAAAAGAACGGCTGTTTGCTTTGTCTTCTCCTGCATAAACGTAACGTGTAATGAATTTAATTCCGTCGATTGTTTCGTCTTGTTCACTTTTTGAATTTGGAAAAGCAACTCCCGTTGAAACTAAATTTATTATTTGCTTAATTACGCTTAATTCAACTTTCGGTTCTTTGCTTAATAGCTCGTTCTCTTGTTCGTCGGTATCGTAATCAACTTCAAATTCATCAATTAGCAACCAATTAGGGTTTACGTTTTCACCAAACGAACTTAAATCAACTTGTTCGCTTAATTCCGTCCCTGTTTCCTCGGCTACTTGTTCCGCTGTTTGTGCATTTTCTAAGTCCACAAACTCCAAAGGTTGCAAAGTTTTAAAATATAGTTTTAAACTAATCTTATTAAAGCTTAACATAGTGTCAAAAGCTTCGATTAAACGGTCTTGAATTGGTCGGATAACCATATTATCAAACAATACGGTTGCCGTCTTTAATTCATCTGCATTTGAACTAAAACCGCTACTCTTTGCAACTCCGAATATTAAACCACTTACAACCTTATGCGCTAATAAAATCTTTTCAGTGCATTCAGTTGAAAGGTATTGATAATGTTCTGGCGCATCGTTCAAAGGTATATCAGTAACCTCCGTTTGAAGTTCCTTAGAACCGCTAAAAGAAACAATTACTTTTTTACCTTGCGCACCTGTTAATTTTTGTTGAATTTGGTTGCTTCGTGTTCGCTGTTGTTCTTCGGTAAATTCTCCGATAATATTAACAACCTTAGTTCCGCTAAAACCGTTTTGTGTGTCGTTGATTAAATAGTTTTGTATTTCCTCTTCGAGTAGTGCATACCCAATACCACCAATATAAGACGGCATTGCAAAATACTTCATTCCGACCATATAGGGACGTATGTAAAGTATTTCGATTTTTTCAGTTGACGTTCCGTAAGCAGGAATTAATTTAGGTACAAACTCGCGTGTGTTTTCCCAATTGTCAGAATAAAAATAGTTATTAATATTTCCATCCGCATCGCATTTTTGAGGTGCTAATAAATTTACTGCAATATGAAAACCTTTAACGATTGAATCGTGTTTATCGTTATAATGTACTTGAATAGCACATTGACCAAACATATAAAAATCCGTTGCTATTTGTCGAACGTCATTTTTAGATAACATAGCCATTAATTGAGCGTACTCGTTTGGCTTTTTAGAAGCGTCTAAGGCACTCAATCCACGTCCATAAACTAAGTGTGTTATCGCGTTAATAACGGCGTTGTTCGTGGTCGAATTTCGATAGCGGTCTATGATATATTGAAAGTAAGAATTGTTTTCTCCAAAAGTTACCCAATCTTTTTGTTTTGACTCGATAATTTTCGGAGCTTCGTATTCCGCTAAATTTAAAACGAAAGTATTATTATTATTACTCATAATGTAATGAATGTATTTTGTGTAATTCTTTGCGTATATCTGTTATCAATTCCGTCAGTGCAAAGCAATTTATCGTAACAAATTAAAGTATCTTCAAATTTAGCTTCGATTTTATAAAACCTATTGTTTACTAAATCCAAATCAATTGTAATTTCGTAATAATAACCTTTATCGACCGTTGTAAATTCAGTATAAATTGTAGGAACGTTTTCCGCTTCGTCAGTCAACACAATTTCATCAATTCCGCTAATTAGCATCAATCTTAAAATTTGGGGTTGTGTTACTGTTACTATTTGCATATTAATATAATTAAAAGTTTCTATTTTGTTTTAAAATGAAAAAAGGGAGTCGTTAAACTCCCTTTCTAAAACCAATAAAAAGTAATATTAATCAGTAACTACATTTGCATCGTCAAGTAAAGCAACCAACTCCGCTTCAGTTGTGCAATTCAAGAAGTTTGCAGGAATACGCTCGTTAGCTGTTAAAGTAATATTATAACCACTCATATCGCCCATTTGCGCACCTGTAACAATTGAACCTGCCGTCATTGACGCACCGTATTCAATACCCATAAAAAAGAATTGGTCCATTCTATTTTTTACAATTACGCTAGGTCTTCCGTATGCAATCAACTTAAAGTTTTTATGCATTGCTGGTGTTAATTGTTTCAATTGAACCGTTAACGCTTGAGAAACGAAATTAGTTCCGTTATCCGAACTTGGCGTTTGCGTTTGGTCAAATGAATTAACTCCACGTAATTCATATTTAAAAATTTCTGTAATTCCCGTAATTGCTGTAATCGTGTCATCTGCTAACGTTACATCTGTTGGATAAACATACGTTCCACGATTAACGAAATAGATAGCATCAATTCCACCTACTGAATCGTAACAAGACTCGTTGCGACCATTTAAAACTAAACAACTCATATTTTTTGTATTAAAAAAGGGCGGTGTTTATTGCACCACCCTTTTGATTTATAATTAAATTAATTTCTTAGTCAACTGCTGTTGTTGATAAATACCAAACAATTTCGTTAGAATTTGCGTATTGAACTCCAGCGGTGTAAACCATTCTGAAACGAACAAAACCGCTCAAATCAACTTCGTCCATATCTTTAATACGGATTTCGTTATGGTCTGAAAGTAAACCAGTACCGAAATTCAAGTTTTTACGTTCGTAAGCAACGAAAGTATTATCTGCTAAACCTCCGATTATTTCCAAAGTGTAACGACCGTATTTCAATTGATAATCGTTAGAACCTAAACCGTTGTTTATTCCTGCTGAAACCAAAGCTTGCGTGTATGCCAAAGCAACGTTATCAGAAACTCCGATAATTAAATTTGGGCTTTTACGAACTGCAACTGGAATAGCGTTTAATACTTTCTCGATTTCAGCAACAACATTGTCTTTGTCAATAGCCGCTTCCAAAGGAACAATTCCGTTGTTTGCTTTAATTACGTCCGCATCGTCGTCAAATAAAGGTGTGAAACCTCCAAAGTGTCCGTTTGCTGAACCATCACCGTTCCAAATATCGCTTTCTGTAACTTCAGAAACATCACCTAAAACTTCTGCAATTAATGCTGTTTCAATATCTTTCGGCATCACGTCGTTATGCGCTGAAAATCCCATTGAAGCACTTGACCACGTTTGTCTTAAATTTTCTTTACAGATTTCAAGTGGTAAATCCAATTTTTTTGGAGTCAATAATTTTTCAGAAAGAGTAACCGTTCCAACAGGTGCAAAACCACAAGCGTAATTTTTCAATCCATTTGTAAATTCGATTTTTCTAATTGAAATTTGAAAATCCACGTTAGGAATAACATTTATTAATCCTCTTTTGATAGTATCGCTTTCTTTAAAAGCTTTACCGATAATTTCGCCCGCTACTTGTCCTGCGTAGTTTGACGATACATTTAATGTTGTAGCCATTTTTTTATTTTATTATTTAATTAAATTATTTAATTCGTTTGTAATTCTTGTTTTTGAATCCGTTTTCGATAGGTCGATTTGTACCGTATTTTTATTTTCTGGATTAAAAGAAATTGGCTTAACGCTAATCTCTTCTAATTGTAATTCCAAAACTGAAAGTTTAGTTTTTAATTCTTCGTTTTCAGTTTGTAAGTTTTCAAAATCAACCGCTGAAAAGTGCATTTCCTTAGTCGACGTTTCAATTACTTTCTTCGCTGTTGGCGTCGGTGCTGTTGGTTCGTTACTCGCTTCAACGGGTACTTCTTCAACAACAACTTCTTCTTCTTCAACTTCTATTTCTCTAATTTCGGAAATTACCCCTTCCATTGTAACAATCAACATACGACCGTCTTCTAATTCGTATTCGCCAACTGGCAAAGGAATCATTTGTTCGTCGGTTGTAACAATCATTACTTCCATTTCAGGTTCAAAAGAATCCGCTTGAATAACTGTAATTCCATCTGCTAATTTCATTTGCTCTAATTTCACTTCCATTCCTAAAAGTACTTTGAGCTTATTTAAAATTGTTTTTTCTTTCATATTTAGATAATTAAGAATTTATTTTTTGTTGTGTTTTTAATTACAACGAAAGATTTGGTAACGCTTGAATAAATTTATCTAATTGCGTAACTTTTGATTTTGTGTTATTCAAAATATCGTTTATAGTTTTTTCATTCTGCAACATTTTAGCAGGCATTTCAACTCCCAACGCCGCTGTTTTTGCTTTTAAATCTGCAATTCCTCTTTGAGCTGTATTCGCCGCTCCCAATTCAGCTCTTAAAGTATCAAATAAAGCGATTAAAGGTGTACTCGCTTTGTTATAAGCTTGTTTCTTTTTGTCTTTAAACGTTAAAGCCGCATCAATAGCTTTCTTAATATCATCAGCCAAAGCCAACTCAACATCGTGTTTTTGTTCAATCGCATTCAAAGCGATAATTAAATCATTCTTCATTTTATATTTGTTTTAAATTGTTTGTATATTAAAGGTTATCGTAAGCAACCAATACATCTTTGAAATTATTAACTCCGTATTGCTTTTGAATTGCTGTTTGATATTTTATAAATTCAGGAAAAGTAGATTTCCAATCAATACCTAAATCTTTTGCTTTTTTATCAAAAGTTGATAAAGTATCGTTAAATTTATTTGTTAAGTTTTGTTGTTCTTGTAATAAATTAATAGCTTTTTTTAATATTGTTCTTGCGTTTTGAGTCTCTTTAAGAATAGAATTATAGTTTTTTTCAATTGAATTGTAAGAACTTACCACATCAACAAAATCAGATAACTCCAAATCGTGTTTTCCTTCAATTGCGTTTAGTGCAATAATTAGATTTTTATTCATTATAATTGTTTTAATAATTGCTTAATTTGTTCTAATAAATCCAATTCCGAAAGGTTCGTATTATCGCTAAATTTCCCCTCTATTGAAAATCCTTTTATCGCACCGCTTTTAACTTGCTCCCAAACATCGTCGTTGTTAACTTTCATCATTGCAACCCACGTGCCTTTTGGATATTCAAAGCCATACAAAGCGCTTTTATCTACTTTGCTATCTTCAACTATCCAACTTTCAACAACCGACATATCGTCAAGTTTTTTAGCGTGCTGTAACGTTACGTTGTTTTGTTTTGAGCGCATCAAAAACAATTCACTTGAAACCTTAATTGTTTCAGCTGAAAATTTAATATAGTAAGGGTTATTTTTTGCGTCGACTCTTAATATTTCCTTTTCAGGAACTAAAACCGCACCGATTAAAATTCGCTTATCTTCGTCGATAGTTTTTAATTCAATTTCGTGTTCTGAAAGTGCAATAAAGTTTTCTTCGATAGCGGGTTTTGTAACAACTGAAATCGCAAAAACTTCGTCTTCCAAATCGTTAATAAGCATTTCAATTACTTTTCTTTCCATAATCTTATAATTAAAAAGTTGTTTTTTGTAGTGTATTTCGTTCTAAACTCAAAGCCGTTGACACTTCGCCAGTTGTAATATAAGCTTTTACAGGTTGCTGTTGTAATCCTGCTAATTGATTAATTCCGCTATTTCCGACGACGTTAAAAGAGGGGTTAAAACCTGCGGTCGGTACATCACCACCACCACCACCACCGCCACCGCCACCGTTACCACCAAATTTTGTACTTGCAATTTTAGCAACGTTTGCAAGTCCGACCGTAGCCGCTATTCCTGCTTCAACAAATTGCGCACCCGTTGCCAACTTAATTGGATTTCCACCCGCTGTTAACGCACCCGTTACCGCCATCGCTGTGTTTGTAATCGCCGCGCCTAAATTAAAAGCTTTTTGAATTTGGAATTGTTTACGTGCATCTTTGTCGTTTTTAGTATTAAAGCTTCCTACCAAATCACCAATTGCACTAAACGCATCCGCTGTCATTTGTAAGCGACTTTGTCTAAGGCTGTTTTGTCGACCTACTTCCTCTTTATTGTATTTTTCATTAATAACTGATAATTCATCTGTTTTAGCCTTTTCAATTATTGCTAATTGTTCTGCGTTACCTTTTGCAAGTTCTTCAATTGTGAAATATTTATCATTAACGGCTTGTATTTCTCTTTCTTGTTCTGTTAAGCCAAATTGAAAGTTTTGTTCTTGTATTGCTTCAATTTCATTAAGGTAATTTTGCTCTTGTTCAATTTTTAAACGATTAGCGTCTTTAATTGCTTTTTCGCTTTTTTCAATAGCATCTAATTCGGCTTTGTTTAACGCTTGTAATCTTTCTTGTTCTGCAATATATTTAGGGTCTTTTGTTAAATCAATTGAATCTTTTTTATCAATTTTATCAATTTCTTTTTTTGTTTCTTTTGCATTATTAATTCGAGCAATTTTTATATCTGTTTCAGTGTTTAGAATTGCTTGTTTCATTTCAGCAATTGCCTTAACTGTTTCTTCAATCATTTGGTCGTTTACTCCACCGATATTTGTCGCTCTTAAAATCTGTAAATTTAAACGTGCCTCTTTAATTAATTCACGTTGGTTTGTTAACGAACGTTTAAGCTGTAACTTTTCAAGTGCTTCCGTTGATTTTCCCTGCGCTTCTAATAACTTAATTTGTCGGTCAATATTTCCCGTTTCTTCATCGTATGCTTTTTTACGTGCTTTTTTTGCTTCTTCGCGTTTAGCTAGTTCTTTATCAATACGTTTTATATTTGCCACGTGCCTTGCGGACATATCACGTTCGTTTTTCGTGTCAATAATATTGAAGTATTCAAGTGCTTTTATCGCGCCGTAAACAACTCCAATAAAAGGGAAAAATATTCCTACTAAAACCTTAATTCCCGTTCCTAAATTGTCGAAATAATCATAAGCTTTAATTACATAACCTGAAAGTTTTGTAACAACTGCCGTTACTTTGTCAAAGTTTGCAATTAATAAACCTACTAAAACAATAATTGCACCGATACCCGTTGCGATTAAAGCCACTCTAAACAACTTCATCGCTGTGGTTGCGCCACCTGTTACCGTTGATAAAACTCCAGTTGCACCCGTTAAACCAACTTTTGCGGTCGTATCCGCTTCGGTTACCAATACATTTGTCGCTGTTTCTTTGTTGGAAATACCCATAACAAAGTTATAAGCGGCTGTATATAAAGTTGTTGATTTCACAACCGCTCCCAACTGAATAAAGCTATCTTTTGATTCCAATAAACCTTGAACCCCTTGCGAAAAAGCCATTGCGCTTTGAACTTTCAAAAGTGTTTTTTGTAAGTCTTCGTTTTGAACTCCGATTAAACCCATTGCACCTTCGTAAGCTTGAAAGCCGTTTAAAACCCCACCAATTGACGAACTCAAAGCATTGAATTTAGCATCTGGATTAAACGCATCTGTTAACGATTTCGCATCACCAATTCTATCTTTTAAATCCGCCGCTCTTTTTGCCGCTTCTGCCGCCTCACGTGAGGTCACTCCGAACTTATCACTTAACGAAGCAACTTCGCTTTGTGCCTCCCTTAGTTGTGATTTTAACGAACCTAAATTCGACTCAATATCAATTTCAATTACTTTCTTTTCTGCCATTATAAGTATTATTAGCTATGTATTTTCTTTTTGCTTGTTTCCACGATTCCTTAACCGAAGTATTTAATTTGTATTGACCTTTTGCAATATCAATGTTTTCACTTATTCCAGTGAAATCGTCCACCCTTAGTAATTCAATTAATAGTCTAAGCATTTCGTATTATTATTATTTCGTTTGTAGTTCCGTTATCAAAAGTTACCAAAATGGTAATCGTTGAAGTTGGCGAATCTTCTGTAATTAAAAGCTCTCCACTTTCAGTTGTTATATCAATTTCGTCTTCCGTTGTTATCGTTATTTCATTAAAATCTGGAATACAAATATTAATTAAGCTATCTACGTTTCCGCTATCGGGTGTAATTGTTACTCCTGCCGTTTCCGTTGTTAATTCAAAAGAATTCGCATCGTTTGGTATAAAAATCATCGCCTCAAAACAAATCGCTGTTTCTGGCATATTGAAAATAAGCGGTTGTAATATCGTTCTAAAATCCTGTAACAAAGTAAGGTTTACCATACCCGTTGTTAAATTCGTTTTGTAGTCGTTTATTAAGTAACGTTTATCTTCAATTATAAGCCTATCGTTTAGTTTTAAGCTGTTTAATTTTGATAGTGGTAACTTTGTTTGGAACGTGTATAAACGTTGTCTTAAATCGTATAAACCTGCTAGGTAAGTTTGCCAATAAGTAGCGAATAAAGAATTTGAAATTGTGTTTAAATAGAAACTTGAAATTTCAGCACCCCAATTTAAAGAATAATATTGTTGATTATATTGCAGGTCTTGACCGAAAGGCATATAATTTATTACTTCGTCTACTTCTATATAAATTGAATTTGCTGAAATATCTTGCTCTTCATTCATATAAAGCAAAATAGGTTTCGGCACAATTGACGAACTATCACTATTTACACAATACCCAACTTGAACTTCAGTATCTGTGAATTTATTAAATAGTAAGTTTTCAAAAGGTAATTCTATTTTAAAATCGCTTCCGTCGTTTTGAAAAGTGTTTCTTAAATTTCCGTATTCGGCTTGATTAAATCCTGCAAAAGCTCTATTTAAAATCGTTTCACTTTGTTGATATTTGAAGTCAATTTGCTTGTAAAGTTTTACCCTACCAACTTCGTACGTGTCGTTTGTATTTAGTGTAATATTTCTAATTACTCCCTTTGAATACCAACTTTCCAAATTTTCAATTTCAAACTCAGTTGCTGAAATTGGGTTTATTGTTAAATTAAACATATTTAAAATTCCACTGAAAAAATCTGAAATCTTAATATCTGGGCAAAGTGCGTTTAGGTTTATATCTAAATTTGGTGTAACTGTATCGCAAACAATAGTAAGTGGAAATTGTGAAGCTCCAAAAATATCTCCATAATCTGCAATAATATCAAAATCAATTGTGTTTCCAGTTTCTGAATTTATCCTAAACGTAATATCTGAATTTACTCCATTTATTATTGAATCTCCATAAATAAAATAAGTTCCTGTTCCTTGCCCATTAATTGTGGCAACCAAAGTTCCATTTTTAAAGCATTGAACATTCCAATTATAAGTTGGTAAAGTAACTGAATTAATTTGAATCTTAAATCTTTGGTAATCTAATTGAACAACAGAACCTCCAAAAATAACAACACTTGGAAAACTTGAGTAGCTAATTGTTGAAGTTAATAAATTGACCGCTCTAGTTTGTAAATCTCCACTAAAAGAGTCAAAAATAACAGGGTCAAAATTAAAAGAAATATTTGTATTCGTTGAATTTTTTAAGTATAAAAATAAACGTTCAAAAGCTTTGGATTGAAAAAATACAGAATTAAAAGTAACTCCAAAACGTGTTTGAATAGCTTGTAAAATTGAATTAACTTTTATAGCTGGTAATAATTCATTTGTTCTAATTCTCCCAAAAACAGTGCTAATATCAGTTGAACCGCCACCACCATACTGCCAAACTCTTGAACTTGAAATCAAAGGAAAGCGAACTTCATAATCGGTTGCTCCGTCTGTAATCCTATCAAGAACTGCGGTTATATCGTAAGGAAAACTAAAAGGTGTTAAATCCAAATCGCTTAACTTCAATTCTCCAAACGTATCTTTTAAACTTGTAAGGTGTCCGAAAAATTGAACGTTATAACAATACGGGTTTCCGTCTTTAATTTGGCTTTTATCAACCTGTAATTTTCCGCGCTTAAAAGGTATCGTGTCAATTTCTATGTAAGCATCAAACATTACTTGATAATCGAATATTTGATTTATAGAACTTTCTTGAAAATAGTGAATTATTGAAGCGTTGTAAGTCGTTGCAGGAATTGTAAACCCTTGCGTAAAATCGCTAAATACTTTGCTAATATCCTGAACGTTTTGAATACTAGATGAAAGCTCTATATTTTCATCGCTGAATAACTCCAAACGCTTGTAAGCATCGCCAACTTTAACAAATAATCCTACCTCTCTCATCGTCTATAATCGTTTGAATACGTGAACGTTAATTGATAATTTATTAAACCGTTATTTATGTTTTGTTGTATTTCAATCGACTTCGTTTCAATGTTTGCAAATTTGTCGTTTACTAAGGTGTATTCTGAAAGCATAATATCTTTTATTACTTCGCTGAAATCTTCATTGACCCAATCCGAATTAACAGTAATTTTTTCACGTCCCGAAGTGTTAAAAGTTTGTCGCTGTTTTCCTTCGTAATAATCACCAACTACATTTTGAAAGCGTTTAAATTCTGAATTTTCAATACTAAATTCTTGTTTATTTGCTTTATAAAACCAAACTGTAAAAAATGCTCCATAACTATTTAAGTATTGAACTTTAACAGGTTCGTAAAGGCATTCACATTTTTGTTTAAAAATATAAGTTTTTCTAACGACGCCTGTATCACTTAATAATTCAACTTTTGTTCCGTTTGGATATCTAGCTCCATTGATAACAAATAAAGAACCAACGGTTGCTGTTACGGGTGCTAAAACTTCGGTTCTTATTTCCGACGTTATTAAATCGGTGTAACGAATTGTTTTGTTTGTTGTGTTTGCAATTAAAGGAAATAAATGATTATTAGAAATATTTTGAGTAATATAAAAACTAGCAAACATACTTTCCTCTGAAGGCGTAAAAATTCCAAAAGGGCAACCATCAACGGTTAAACTAGCTTGTATTTGATACGCATAAAATACATTCCAACCCGTTTCGCTTGGTGAAATTATTAAAGCCGTTCCAAAAAGAAAATCATTAACTCTATATTCACCATCTACTAAATCAGCTCCTACCGTTTGATTTCCTTCACCTACTAAGTTGTAATTTATTCTAATTGTATTACAATCAGTTGAGCACGCTCCATAAGTTTCATAAGTGGTTTGGGGTAATAATCCACCGAAAAAAAGTTCGCCTTGAACTTGCCCGTACATCGCTAAATTTGTTGGCGGTGTTCCAATAAATAAAGGTTGGTAAATTCCATCTATATCTAAGTAGTAGTTTTTAACTCGAAATTTTGCGTAATATTCAGTTCCTAACGGTGTAGATGTATCGGTGTCGTTAATTCCAAACTCAATAAATTCAGATAAAAAAGGGCTTAAATTATAATAGTTAGCTCTATCGTTTACGCCTGCAATTGTTTTTGTAAAAGTGTAATTCGGAGTCGCTGGCGGTGTGTCGCCGTTCCAAATAAACAGTTCAATTTTACTTCCTAATTGTAAGGCTTCGTCAACTGTAAAAATATAAGGTTGATTTACTAATATCATTTTTTCTTAAAATTTTGTGTTAATATTTGGTCGAATAACGCTTCAGCTTCTAATCCGTATGTTTCAACAAGTTCACTCGGTAAATTCTTATAAGCGGCTTCAAATGGTTTACTGAAAAATTCAGTTGGTTTAATTCCTTTATTCCAGATTGAACGTGTAATTAAATTAGCTGTTTGTCGTGAACTTAAAAATTTACCCGTTGAAGTTCCATCAGGTCTTCTTTCTCTAAATTGTATATTTCGTGCTTTAACCCATTTATAAATCCCTTCCGTTAAACCTCCCTTTTCTCCCGTTTTTGTTCCAAACTTAAACCCACTTAATGAACGCCCCGATTTTACTCCTTTAACTCCACGGTCTTGGTAAAATCCGTAATCCAACATCGTGAACAATATCTGAATACTGTTTGCGCTTTGTTTTACATCGCCTTTAATTGAATTGTAAAGCCCCTTAGAAACGTTTTTGTTCTTAGTTGTAAGGTTTCGTTTCGATTGACTAACAACGTGCTGTTGAAAGCGCTGTAATGCCGTCGCGGTTGGCGTTAACATATTGTCATATTTGCAGGAATAGTTACGTCGAAAGTCATTTCCCAACCTGCTAAACCATTTTCAAAACGCATCACAAACGGGGTGTTTTGAGCGTCTCCAATTTCAAGAATAGTGTAATCACGTCTGAACCTTTCAAACACTCGGTTAAGCGTCGTTAAACAAGCGTTTAGAATATCTATTTCGTTGTCGTTTCCTCTGAATTGGTCGGTTGTTTTTGACTTTGAAACGTCCAAAATATCCATGCACAAAATAGTAACGTTGAAATTTATCGTTGCTGAAACAAATGAAGCTGAATTTATAACAACGTGTGCTAACGGATAAAGGTTTTGTTTATTTACGTCAACGCCTGAAATATCCCCCTGAGTAATTGTGTTAACTAATCCTGTTGATTCAAGTTCTGTTTTAAGTATGTTTAGTAGTTCGTAATATTTTGTCATTGATTCCTAAATTTCATTCTATTAAGTTCTATTTCTTCAATCTGTTGTTTCTGTTTCTCAAATGTTAAAAACGTGAGAGCTTCAGTAAGTTTTCGTTTTCCGACAAGTCCAATGTTTTTAAATTTTCCGTCAGCAAGTGCATAATAGAACGAATACCACCCCCATTGTTTGCCGAATTGACTTCGTTCATCAAACTCGGATTCTTCGCCAGTTCCCTCTCCAAATAGGACGGAATAGCGTTTAACAATTCGCTCGCTAAATTCCAAAAAAAAACCCTTGCTGAAAGGCAAATATCTAAGGGGCAAAGTTTGAAAATTTCGCCCATATCTTCGCTATAAAAATAATCGTGGATTTCGTAATTTCCTTTAACCTCTAATTTAACAGGTCGGTACATTACTGCCATCGCCATATGGAAAGTATCCCACGATTTCATAAGTTGTTCTAGGTTCGTAAATTCTTCTAAGGTTAAATCTTCGAGTTTAGGAATAAACCCGTATTCAATTCCGTGTAAATTAAAACGGTTCTGAAATTTAGGTTTCTCAGTGAACATTTGATTGAAGCTAACGAGTAATTCATTAACGTCGGTTAAACGCATTTTAACAACGTCTTTCAGTTCAATACCGCAAAATATTTCAATCATTTTTTGAGCGACAAAATCTTCATCTGTTGAAGCTTCGCGCATCTTTACAAATGTTTGGTAAGATTTTAAAGGAATATCTTTTAAACTCGTTGGAACGATTAATTCAAGTTTCATAT